AGTTCGAAACGACCTATAATATTGACGATAAACAGATTACGAACACTCCTATCATAAAAACTTTGTTGAGACAAGCATAGAAAAATTTGATACTTTACAATTAACCTCTTAAGTTAAATATTAAAAATATTGTTCATAAATAAATAAAAATGTCAGCATCATCATCTACGGCAAGTCAATCTGATGATTCATCACCATATGATATACAAGCGGAAATTGATTTAATCGATAGTTATCAACGACAGAGAGATGAGGCAATGTTAAACATCTTATCGAAATTTAGTGAGTCCCTAACAGATAACAATCTAATTAGAATGAAGGGTTTTCATGATTTAATTTCTCCTCCATCAGCAAGTGTTGGCACTCGTAAGGACGCCAGGAAAAGATATTTAAAGGAGTTGATTATGAAAAATGAAACAACGATGGTCCATCCTCTTTTCATTGAATTATTCTACCAGGTACTTGATGAAGATGACCCGAAATTCCCCGAAGTTGATTTTGTCACTCTTTCTGAGGACAAATATGACGAGCCTATAGCGCACATGCATCTCGTAACTTTATATAACGCTATTGTCTTTTTCCGTACCGTACTTGGTTTTGAATTGAAATTGTACGAGTTTGAGGCCATATTTGATTATACTCCCACAATTAGTTCATGGGGTGTCATCTTGCGTTCGGTTGTGGATATCTTACTCAATGCTAGTGAGATAATCTTCACCCAGATGGTTGATGCCTCGGATGATAACATGACTCAAAGTGTCACTAGTGACGTATCTAATGAAAACGATTGGTACGAGGTGTCTAATAAACCTACGTTTTCCGAAGTGACGCGCAACGGGACTAAGAGTAACTATACTAAACTGAGTAAGTCTAAGAGAAATGCTTCGCGATCTCAATCACATCATAAAAGAATTGAAAATCCATCGCCATCATCAAGCTCACTCATCGATGGTATTGACCATATATTTGACATTAACCTTGGCAACCCCATTCAGTTCTGTGAGAATACACCATCTATCGATCTAGCCCACGTTGTTAGTAAAGACATACCAAATTGTGATTTACCCGCACTGATGCAACGTTTTGTCTTTTCAATAAAAAGTATTCAAACTCCTTCAACTATTCGCTGGAACTGTTTTGGCTCTGGATCATCATACTGTCTTGTTTATGATCAATCTCTCCGCATTTATGATGTTTACCATCCATTTTTGCGTATGTTATATGATTACGATCAAAAGTTTAAAACAATTGAATGCAACATCACAGCTGAAGGAAAAATGAATTTTGACAAAAAATATAACATTACCTATCCTGGTGAAATAATGAAGAGAATGTTGTTTTTGTTAGCTGACCAATTAATTATGAGTGCAATGCCTGACGCAATTGGTACCGCTACGATTATACAGTATAACTTTGATACTAGAGACAAACATGCTCCATTCGCTCCTCTCCGTAATAATCACAGGATGACAATCTACGATATTTTTATTAAGACGTTATTTATGGATATTTGGGTTGAACTTCAACCATCACCAGAAGTTGTAGAACTAACGAATGATACGGACGTACTCCTTCAATCCCCTCTCTTCGAAAGTACTAATCCATTCGAACACATTAACTCATTTCAACTCAAGGAAGCTGTTGGAACCCATAAATGTGCCTCTTGCAATGCAGTTGTAGATAATCTAGTATCACGTACGACGAAAGGTAGCGAGATATATAAGACCGGGCAACGGATTAAATTTTATTCAAATACTACTTTCTCTGGTTCTCATACTTTCTTAGCACATTTTGAAACTCCACACTATGTCACAGTTAAAACAGCGAAAAGTGAGATACGGTACTGTTTAGTCGAATTGGTCTTTGGGTGTATTGGAGGTATACATATTGGTTTTGAACGTATCACTGTTCGTGAAAGAGCACTCAATCTACCAGATGATAAGTTCAGAAGAATATACGTATTTACCCAATTCTTGAAAGGTGGAACTATGTTATTGGATAACGCGTATATTGGTGATGCCGTCACTTGCGTTAAGCCGGTCAGGTTAGGTACCCCTCTATGTGATTTTAGCACGTATCTCAAAGCATACAACTATCAAGCTTTTACTACGATTTGTACCAACATCGAAACTCCTCTGAAATCTAAACTAAGCAGTATAGTACAATCAACCGATGATACTTCGTCGCACTTCAACTTTATACTTGAAAGTCGTAATATTGAGATGATCTATCCATTGTTCTCCAACTACAATAAGTTAAAATCTTATTTTGACCACGTGAAGGATCGATACATAAGTTCGAAGAATGCTATTTCTGGATCTGGTTCAATAAGTGGGTTGCGGCCATTTCTTTCCAATTCAGTATGGCAGAAAGAGTTTGATTCGTGCAAAAGAAACCAACACGAAGGATTATGTGATTGTAAACTTGAGGAATTTAGATATTCATTACGAAAACGATCTAAGGATGATGTTCTCAAAGATTTTACGCAAATCGTCAAGCACATTTATGTACATGGCGTTGGAATCAACCATTTTAGAAGCGGACATTTTGGATTTAGTAACAAGAACTGGTGCAAGACGTGTCATGCGAGAACAATTACGGCGACTTTCAAAATTATGTGTTGTGCCGCTTACCATAACTGATGCGTATATAACGTTTGTCGATATTGTTCTGGCTAACATTGAATTTAATGGATTTGATTACTCTACTATTTATAATGTATTTATACGCGACTTGCCGTTGGTTAATTCTATTAAAACCCGTAAATTAATGTTGCAGGAACATGTGCGGATATTAATGAGAAAGACGGGATATAGCGAGTTAATAATACGAATGTTCTTAATTTTGCTTGTGTCTATGGAGTTGACTAGGGGCGACATGAAAGTCTGCAGATATCGTTGATTATCCGGCCAGACACCGGGGTTTGTGGTGATCAAATTCTAGTGAATGGGGAAGGTCGTTGTTGTTGTC